TCGTTGCACCGCAGTTCTCAATAGTGCCAACAGTCGTGCCAGTCGTGTTGCGGATAGTGCCAAGCAACCAAGGGCCAAGGTGAGTAGCGAAACCCATGATATATCCTCAAATCAAAACTTGCTGTCTCTTGAGGGAAGTCTGCCTAGTCAGTCAGCAAGTCGGGTGGTCTAGGTGTTTCACTTTATAACATATACATATAAAAAAGAAAAGGGGGCTTTTGGCCCCCCCTTCCTTACCCGGATTAACTTGCTCCGGGTGATCCAAACATACCCAATGGATCAGACCAGCCGAACGAATAACGCTCGCGGGCCTTATACCGGACGTTGCCGGTATCGAAGTCACCGTCCATCGAATTCGCCAATGGCGAACGAACGAAGTGCTTCATGCCGTTAGGAACATCGGTACACAAATACCAGCCGTTCGTATCGGTCAAGAAGTGATTAACGGTGTAACCCTCTGGGATAGAACCATTGTTCTTCAGAGCGTTGATGTCGTTATCGGTAGTACCGACACGCAGTTCCGTCTCAAGGAGGCGGGTCGCAACGAACATCAGAGCAGGAGGAACAATCAGCTTCTTCGGCTTTGCAGCGATCAGCAGACCACGTTCGTCGGTCCAAGCGGCGATCTGAATGACTGCGGCTTCCAAGGAAGTCTCATTCAGGTCTGCACCCGTCGAAGGACGGTTGCTGTTGGTGCCGCCAGAAACCAGCGGATGGGCAGTGCTAAACAGCGCAACGCCGTCGCCACCAAGATAAGCCGAGGAGAAGCCGTTATTAATAACTGCTGCACCTTTGACTTGTTTGGTGTAAGCCATACCGCGAGCCAGAGCCTTGGTGTAACGAGCAGACAGGCTGTCGTACAGGTTGTCCTCGATGGCCTCTTCGGTCAGCGAGAAACCCAGAGCAATGGTTTCGTGGTTGTAGCGAGCCGTCCAAGCTTCCTGTGCATTGTCATAAGCGATGGCAGAGCCTTCGTTTTTGACTGGTGCAGCAGAAAAGCCCGAAAGCTTGGTCTCTTCTTCAAAAGAACGCTCAGAGGTCTCGATCTCATAGATCTCTTTGTGCTCTTCGCCGTAGCGGGCATACTCCAAACCAAACAGAGCATTAAGCCCCGGAAGGAGTTCCTTAAGTAGTTGGGCGCGTGAAATTGCCATTTTAAGTTACTCCTTAGGCGATGCTGGTGCCAGCATAATACTGATGCTGACCAAAGTTGATCTTGACCAGAATCTCTGGGTACTGCATGAACACAATAGTTGAGTTCAAAGTAGCAACAGGAGCTTGGTTCAAAATAAACGAGGTAGCATTGGCAGAAGCGGCGGTGTCAACAAAAGAACCCGAAGAAACATAATTGCCGTTCGAGTCTATCGAGCCAACATCAGTACCCACTGGCAACGCGAACGGCAGAGCCGAACAAGTCACAGTAGCAGTCGAAATGCTGGTGTAGGTTGCAGTTCCCAGAGAAACAGACGTATCAGGCACCAAGCCAAGCACGCGAACGGGCAAAGACGAAGTGGTGGCGGGAGTATCACTAGGAGCCAAGATAGCGTTCTTGGAATTGCCGGTTGCAGTGCTACCCGTGTTGTTGATCATAGCCAAGTTTTGGCCGATCATGGCGCGAGCGCCAGAAGCAACAGCGGTAGTAGCAGAGCAAACAACGCCCTTGAACACTTGGTCAGGATCGTCAGCAACAATAGCTACTGCATCACCAGCCGCAGTTGATGCGGGCCAGTATTGCGAGAAAGTCAACTGTTTGGTGACGGGGCTGGTATAACGGCATCCCAAAAAGATACCGGTTTGGTTGCCTGCGGTGCCCGTAGACACAGACAGACGGACGATTTCACCACGGGACAATCCTACGTAATCACCGTAGAAGATGTTCGTAGAATAACCATTAGTGATCGGATAATCACGGGTGGACCCCGCAAAGACCTGACCGCCGATCAAATTGACCGGCTTTAGCCCGTAGGGCGCGTCAACAACTGGATAAGCCATTTAAAGCTCCATAAAATTTAAGTACCTTTTCCAAAGCTGGTCGAAGACTTTCTCTCTTTAAATAGAGGCATCCTCGGGTCACTCTGGCGCATAAGCCCGTTGTCTACAGCATCCGTTTGAGCGGCTGTCTGTTTGGCGTAATAAGCATCACGCTGTTCGACAAACTCAACCGGAGTCTTGCAGAGCAAAAGACCGCCAATCTCAATGTTGTCCTTGAATCGACTATTGGGATCAGCCAAAAGACGAAACTGAGGTTGTTCTTCCAATGCCACCGGTTCCCACCCCTCTCGGAGCTTGGCCGATACATTTCGCGGATCTGATTGACTCAATGTCGAAACACGAATCCATCGATAAGCATATCCGGGCTGCTTGTCAGGTTCCGGCAAAAGCTCTGGAGGCATCCATTGCTTTGGTCGGGTATCCAGTTCTCGGGTGTCCAGTTCGCGAGTTTTAGTCATTTCAGTTCTCCATTTGAAGTACGGCATGAGCGTATTGCTCGGGGGTTAGTCCAAGCTTCTTTGCAATGCTTAACTGTGAAGACTTGAGTCGAACCGTTTTAGAGGCTGTGCTACGGGTTGCGGGAGCAACTACCGTGCTTTTTGTAGGACGTTCGTCCTTTTCAAACCTATCCGCAAAGCGGTGTCGCATCTCTTTATCGATGCGTCTGTAATACTCATCAGATGCTAACACAACTCCTTCGTCTTTTAGCAATTCATGCATTGCTAAAGCAGTTGCAGTCATTAGCTTGTCTTCTCCAAACCACGGGTTTTGTGATTTCCACTTAACCGCAGTTGGATCAGTCTGAACTCTTGGAGCAGTATACTCCTCTTCTTCAACTTGTCTAGGTTTAAACTGCTTTACCTTTTCATTTTGCAAAGCAAGTTGTGTAATCCTTTGCTGTGCTTCAATGATTTTATCGGTATCGCCTGTTTCATACGCCTCTTTATAAGCCCGTTTTGCCGCCTCATTCTCAAATTCAAGGTTCTTTGAGATGGTGGAAACAGTGGCTTTTTCGGTCTCTGAGAGGCTGTTTTTGAGCCTTTTGTTCTCTTCCACGAGCCTTTGGGCTACGGAAAGAGCCTCATTTTGCTCCCTTTGGGCCTGTTCTTTCTCCCGTCTTTCGTCGTGAGCAAGCTTTTTCAGGGCCAAAAGCTTCTTTTTGACCTTAGATGAGTAGTCTTCTAGCTCATCGTTGTACAACTCCTCCCGAACTTTGGCAGGAAGAGGCGATTTATCCTTATCTTCCTCTGGAGTATCGTCTTCGATCTCAATTTCCAGCTTGCTTTCATCCTCTTTTGAGTCTTTTTCGACCTCATCGGGGAACTTGTATTCGTCTTTTTCAAATTCAGCCATGTTTAAGCTCCTTATTTGCGCTTAATGCCGCGAGGGTCTTGAACCGTGCCTTCTACCGAGTCATCGTTGATCATTCGGAACTCTTTTCCGTGAATGACAAGGCGAGATCCGGCGTGAGGACGGGTTAAAACAAAGTCTCCGACCTTGCACCAAGGCCCGGTTGGGAACTTTGCGCGGTCTTTGTAGCAATCTGGACCCATAGCAACAACAAAAAGGACCGTTGTAAGCAGTTCTTCGTGCCGAATCGTGGTTTCAGCCTTGACTAGACCGCTTTCGTACTCTTCTTCAATGTCTGGGATTGCACAAAGGATCTTGTACCCAGTAGGTTGTGGCAGTTGTCGTGCCTTTTCCTCCGCAGTCTTGGTCGTGGAACCAACGATCACGGGGTTGTCTGGATTTGCAGCCAGTAAGATTTCAGTTGTCATTAAATTCCTCAAGTTTCTCGCGTAGGTCTTGGATGTTTAAACGAGCGTAGAGTAGACCTTTCACCTCTCCGACCATTCTTTGGTATTCAGCGTAGTCACTTGCGGAGCCATCTCCGAGTGCTTGCTGAATTAGCGTGACCCTTTGATCAATCCAGCGAGCCAATTGATCTAAAGCCTTGTCTATCATGCGATTCCCCTAGCGTTGTGATCCGCTTCTTGGATGGCGGCCTGTACCGCCATACGGGTCTTTTCAAGTTCCATCCTGTGACGATGATCCATTGCATCCTTTTCGGCTGCGTTTTGGATCTTCATCTGTTCAAGCTGGGCCTGTAGTTCCATCTTCTCCCGCTCAAGCTGAAGCTTCTGTTGCTGCAGTTGAGCGTTTGATTGGATCTGTTGGGACTTAATTTGCGCGTCAGTTTGGTCTTTTTGCGCCTTTCTTTGTAGTTCCTGCGCCTTCTGTTGCAGTTCCTGTTGTTGCATCTGGACGATTGGATCTTGGGCCTGCTGCTGGGCGGCTTGTTGAGCTTGCTGTTGTTGATGCATTTGCAGCAACTGCTGACTTGCAGTGGCGACAAGCCTAGACAGATTGACTTCAACATCCTCTGGAAGCTGTTTGTCAGGAGGAGGCAAAGGAACGCCCATCTGTTTTTCAATCTGAGATCTGTATTGGAATCCCAAGTGTTCAGCAATATGAGCTTGTAGAGCAGCCGTAATTTGATTCGCCTGTGGGTTCTGCCCAATCGTCTGCATGACCACGGGGTCAGTCATAAACGCCTGATGGGCGGCGATATGCGCGTCGTGATCCTGATAGATAAACGCCTTCATTGGTTTCCCATTGACTGCGTTCATGTTCTCCGAGATTGGATCAACAGGCTTCTCATCGTCTTCCAGCTTAACTAGCTTTTCGGCATTCTTGATGTTTAAAACCTCAAGCATCTGCCGGTGCAGATAAGCCATGTCGTACAACTGCGGAGCTTGGCTCGCTAGTTGCATGACCGCCTGATACTGAACAACTTTCTGTGATAAGGTGGCGGCGTTGGGATCAGAGACAGGAATGACATCGACCATGTCATAGTCGGACTTCTTAGCCTTCCTGTTCCCTACGTTAGGTTCATAGCTGTACTCCGCTGGGGTGTAGTCAGCAATGATCTTCTTAAGAAGTCTCAGTTCCTGTTTAAATGCGTAGTGGATACGCGCCTGAACTGAAGACATCACCTTGAGGTTTCTCTCAAGGATCGCCAGAGTCGTACCAACTGGGGAGTTGGCGGACATGTCTGAGATCTGAAGATCTGCCGTATTGGCAAAGCGCCGTCCGTCTTCGACGATCTGATTCAGCAGGGTTAGGAGAACCTGACTCGGCTCCGTATAAGGCAACAACATGATGTTGTCTTTGATCGCCCCTGATGGAACGTCAACGTCCCTGAACTCCGCTGGGGAGATTGGAGTGTCATCGCCCTTGACCCTCATGCCTCGGATCTTAAAGCCGCCCGGAAGGTTCTTCAGGGTTCCCGCATCAACTAACTGCCGAATGATGGATGTACCCGATTTGGCAAAGGCACCAATCAAATGAATGAGACCAAATGCGTAGAAGCCGAAACCCGGCACATACGGGTAATGTACAAAGTGCTGGCGTTTCTTATAGCTCTCATCGCCCTCTTCCCAGTTGCGGCGAATGGCTAGGCACCTGTTGCTACCTTTCTCGATAGTAACCAGATAGGGAAGGGCGATCCCGGTGGGTTCCCCGTCTTCATCTACATGCTCATATCCATCAAGATCCAAATTAACTTGGATCTCATAGAGCTTGTAGCGGTCATCTGAAGAAGCCCGGAAGCCCATCTTCTCGGCGATCTTCTTCTCAACCTCATCCAGAGTGTTGTTAGGCTCTCCCAGATTTACATCGTCGTAGAACCCCATGACCTGAAGCTGACGCAGTTCGTTCTCCGTCTTCCTCATCACATGAGTCACCCGAGGGGATGTCTCTATATTAGAAGCACCGTAGGGAACGATTACGTCTTCGGCTGGGACAAACAGGGAGGTCTGCCTGTTTAAACTTGGATCAAAGTACACTTTCTTGAAGGCGTTCCCTGAAAGACCCAGACCCCAGAGCATCCGTTCTGTTTCGGGGCGGTATTCTGTCATCACCTCAGTAAGCTGGTAGTTCATGTCATCTTCAACACGAACCGCCGCCTCTTTCTTCTGAGGGGTTTCTTTCCCTAAGATTTCGGTCCTTACCGGTCCCTTTGCAGGGAAGATCTCCATGATCGTCTCGGCTTGGAACTTAACCAGCGCCTCTGAGAGAAGGGGATGATAAACCCCACAAGCCCCGGGCCAAGGGTCCATCCGGTCCTCGATCTTCAGCCCAAGGAGTTCTAGACCGTCTACATAGGCCCGAATCCAATCCTGCCGGGAGGAAATGTCGTCATCGATATCACTAACCAAATCG